GGGATATAGCACATGATCAACCTGCCCTGCTGGAACCGCTGAGCGTTCACTTGCACCCGGCACACCATCTTAGCCCGGAAGCCCATAAAACCCCTTAACTTCTCCTTAAATGGAGCGGAGGAGCAACAGGCGTCGGGCAAAATGATACCCGTGCTCGTTAACATTGAACCCATCACATTTGATGTGGTCCATGTGAAATTCTTGCATAAAATGGGCCTAGCAAGAAAATCTTTAAGGCCGTGCTCGCGATCGTTCATTCCTGATCGCAAATACTCCCTCCTGATGGGCACCTGATTTTGCAGAGCTCGATGCTCTACATTCTCATCATCTACAAACTTTACAGTCTGCACTACATCCTCTTGTGGCTGAGGGTTGCCTTCATTGTGTTGGTTGTTCGGAATCCGGTAATACTCGTCAGGAGAAGGATTAGTCTCCATAGAGGTGGTGGTGTCCCTGGGATTCACGAGGATCGCTCGCAAGCCTCCCTGGGCCGTAAGCCTATTTGTAAGGCCGGCTTTTTCTAGAGGCAGCACAGCTATGGGATTACGTCCACCTTTTGACTCCCATGCTGCGTTCACACACTCTACCATACGTATTCTCGCTTCGCCGCCCGTGAGAGCAGAGCGAGTCGGTTCGTCACCGAGGGGTAGTAATTTAAAACCTCGCGGGCACCCTCTACTACCAAAGGGGCCCACGTCTGAAAATCCTGCTTCGAATGCAAGGACAACTCAAGCAACGCATTATCGATGTTGCCTCTAGTAATTGTGTCCCGCTGAGCACCACTCTTTGTCCAATAAATCATTTCCAGAATTGATTCAATTTCAAGCGGCGCCACCATCCTGCCGAGAATCGGCTCGTGACGAAAACCTCGTTTCAAGTAACCAACTTCGGAAAGTGATTTGCTATCCACGAGACTCTCAAGCTTAGATTCATCCGTATAAGTAATTCCGAACTCCGCCATCGATTTCGCGATAGTTTTGTAATTCATAAACTCAACGGCGGCATCCGTCACGCTAACCAGGCTGTCGTCTCCAGTAGCTGTGAAGCCCATGTTGTCTTCAAGCTCACTGAGGCCATCCACCCCGCGCGGGTGATTTTTCATCCAACAACAGATCATTAAAATGTTCATGTTGATGGAATTCACGATCACCGTGGCCGGCATCCCACTTGGGAGACTGCCTATCCACTGGTAAATCACATCACCACACAAATGAATGGAATTGCTGATGTCCTTGAACAGGACTCGGCGAATTCGCATGTTTTCCTCCCCATCATTATGGTAGAGGTTCCACATTTCCAAGCCAGCTTCCAAAAGCGAGGCTTGCTGATCAGTATCATACCCGCTCACGTCCCCAGCGATCAGATTGTCGCCGAAGAACTTCATCTGCTGAGCGAGCAGATTCCAATCCTGAGAGTAGGGATTGAGACCAACACCGACACCAACACGAACGTTGTGCCGCATCAGGAACATCATGAAATCCAACATGTACATCCTGACTACAACTGTGAAAGCCAAAGGAGAAGCCGAGATAATTCTCGTTTTCCCTTCTCTAACTCGGTCTTTCTTCCTGGTCTCATCTTTGAGAGTGTCAACGAAAACATGAAGCTTCCGTTCTCCTCTCTTTGCAGCTTCGATGATCTCCTCAACTTCCGCCTTCAACTCGAGAGCCATTGGCCTCTCAAAGTCGAATTCAATGTCTTTTCCGAAGTAAGCCTGCTTTCCTTTGTAACCCGGTAAAGGGTTCATGACATAAGGATAACCAGCTGAAGTCCCTCTCGGAATCGAATTACAATAATCTAAACCCTCAATACCTGCGCATGCCTCTTCAAAAGAGTACACGCGAGGCTTGGCGTCGCCGTTCACATTGCCACGACGCATCACGTAACTAAAGTAATAATCACGCGCAAGGTTCATCAAATTCTCATTGATTAGCGGATAGTTCTTCCCATACTTTGACAAAGTCACATGATAGGGATTGATCAAAACACCACCAACATGCGTCGGACGCATCATCGCCGGGGCGTACCTTGATTCGGTCCACCGATTGTGCAATAGCGAGGGAACGCATTTGCTCCTCATGGGCTGAGAAACAGCTTTCCCAAGCTTTAAATAAGGAACAAAATTTCCTGGGAATGGCATTTCCATGCACTGAGGTTCAAGCAAAACCTCCTTCGCAGGAGGGAATGTGTCCGCACCAAGCACTTGCAACGCCTCTTGAATATCTTCCTTAGTAACAATGGAAGCAGCACCAAGACCGTCGTCATTACCAGCGATGTGAAGCGCTAGCAATTTCCCAGGCCCACTGCTCCTATTGATCAAGGAGACGATGGCACCGCAGTCACCACTTTGAGTATAACTGCGGTACAAAAGACAGTCGCGAACCGTGTAACCATCAATGGTTTTGCAGTTCACAAACTGATTTGAAACCCGATTGGCATTCGCCATCCTAGAATGGAGACCCAATGCGGGCGATGGACCAAAGATTCGAACGTAAAAATCAATGTCACGCTCGATTTGTTCCTTCGTCACGAATGCCTTCGTGATGTCAGGATGCTGGTGCATCTCTGGTATTTGCACCAAACAAAGATCATTGGCGATAAGAGTATCACTCTGATCAGTTTCATCAAGAAAAGAGGACACCCTAATGGGCATCTTCTTAGCGATGTATTGATTTTCAAGCGTGAGCTGAAGGTCCGTAATACCTTCCTCATCAACCAACGCTCTGAGCTGGCCTCTGAAATGCTGTGGCATGATCGCCACGTTTCCTCTAACAAAGAGAATAAAACCAAGCTGCTCGTCAATCTGGTCCGATTTAACTCGCAAAGTGTAGTGCGACTTCCTCGAGACCTTCTCAACAAAAGCAACCTCATTCAAATCCGCTCCGCCCTCGGCTTGCAAATTTCGAGGCCTGGAAGATTTAAGTTTTGGTTCACTTTTCATCTTCCTTGGAACACCTGATTCAATACCAAGTCGTAGAAAAGCCGCCTGTAGTCTCTTGACAGCTTCCAACTTCTCTTGTCTAGGCAGATCAATCGATTTCTCGAAATCCACCAAGAACTTCTGACCAACGCCAGATTCCGAAGTCAGCGACTTAAGCTGCTCCTCATAATCCGACCAACTACCTTTTTCAAGGGAGTCAATCAGAGAATTGTACAGCTTCCTTCGCTCTGCGGCACTAACACTGCTATCACGAAGCATGTTGGCAGAAATGACAAAAAGGTCATCAACCTTCTGCGGATTCAGGCCAACGGGCAATTTAACGCCCTTAAGCATGTCATCAAGCTTGAGCGTTCGCTTACCTCCCACGGCAAGCTCCTCATAGGGTATCATGTCAGGGTTGTCACCATGCACTTTCCGTAGCACGGCTATTCCCAACGCCTTTGTGTGGTCTCGCCACCAGTCATCAACCCAGCCAGCAACCCTAGCGATGTCATCCTTCTTCCAGATGGCACCAGCCAAGGTAATCATACCGACAAAAGCGCTCAAATACGTCTTCCAATTGCACATCCAAGCATATTTACGAACAAAGCTCGTCAACTTCTCGGTCATTTTGTCGACGTAGGTCCAAATCGTTGTTTGAGCGCTTCTGACTCGATCCATATCGAAATCGGTCAGCAATTGTTTGGCATCAGAGACATGATCCATCATTGCTTCCACGAAGTTGAACCAAGTCTCCTTGCCAGAATCAATTGCATCCTGAAAAGCCTTTGTATTGAGATTCCAAATCTTCAACAACGCCGTCTCTGTGGCCAAACCAGCAGATCGCACGGCGATAATTGCCTCAGTCGGGATAAGCCAGTCCAACTTTTTCAAGTTGTCCATAGCTAATCTGAACAAGGCATTTGTCTTCTGTCGCGGCTTTCGACTCGCTAAGATCTCGTCAAGGGTCATCGCCTGGACGTCCATGCGAGTCTCACTGAAGCACTCTCTCTCCAGTTCTCTCACAATATCATCATTGGTTTGTTTGATCCCACTTTGAGATTCAAGTTTACGACCGATTCCATCCAGATAGCTGAGATATTCGGTTGCTTTTTGAGTGTGCTCCCTGTAAGCAGCAACAATCTTTTTAACGACCTCGTCATAACTGAGAATCGCAAAACAACCGGTCTCTAGAGCACCAGC